CGCCTGCTGGCCGCCTACGACGAGGCCTGCCGGCGCGTTGCCCGCGCCCTGGCGGCCGTCGACCAGGCCGATCGCTCGTAGGAAGTCATAACCCCAGTAAAACCGTTCGTCATCGTCTCAACCCCCGCCCCCACAAGGAGCCAGCCATGTCACCCCGTCCCACCGTCACCAAGGTCGAGCTCGTCGCCCACTCCGACGAGCTCTTCGCGCCCATCAACCATCTGGAATCTCAGATTGACCATCTGCGCGCCGACGTTGATGCGGCCGTTCAAGTAACCATGACCGCCATTGAAATGGGCAATTTCTCCGCAACGCTTGACGTGGAGACCCACCGCAACAACTGCCAGAACTACAAGATTCTGAAGCACCTCGCCTCCGTGCTGGCTGACGCGGCGAATCAGGCCGAGCGGACGCACTCCAACCTGAACGACGTCGCCGCGTCCGTCTTCTCCTTGGTCGGGTAGACCCTCCCGCCGGGGTTGGAGCCCGGCCCAAAGTTCCGTCCACCCTCAAGAGAACCGTATGCTAGCCGTCATCATCTTCACCATCCTCGGCTTATTGGCTGGCATTGCGCTTGCCATTCTGGTGTGGCACTCACAATGCCCACCCCCAATGGACCAAGAACACAAGCGCATGCGCGACCTCTATAAGTGGTTGATGGAGCCACTGAAATGAAACTCTTCCTCGTTCATTGGGAGAAGGTCTTGCAACATCGGGATGGGACCTCTAACCACCTCAAGAGTGGAAAGTCTGTTGTCCGTGCAGAATCTTCCGACCATCATCGAGATATTGAGGCACAAATCTGGGCCAAGCAGTGTCTTCATACGGACGAGCGAATCATCCTCGAGACCATTACCTATGCCGCCGAGACCGTCTAGGTTAGCACGTGTTAGCTATTAGCCCTATTTACTTCTCGGATCCCATGCTATAGTCTTTTTAGTCCACCCTCGTTCCTGAAAGGAACATTTATGCGCCTTCATATAGTTGCCCATCCGATTCATAAGTCTGGAGAACAAGAAGTCGCCATGCTCGAGCTCCGTGACTTCCTCGATTCCCGCGATAAGGAGCACTGCGTGATCCTCCACTGGGAGAGGGGTCCGAAGGAGGACGCCTTCAAGGACCCCGCCATCATGCTCGGCCTGCTGCCCGTCCAGGATGCCGCACTCGTCGACGCCAAGTTGCGGATGGCCCGCATGGTCGTCCGCGAGTCCGCCGAGCTCGGGGACAAGCCCTTCGCTGAGCCTTCCGCGCTCATCGAGACCCTCATCAAGGGCGGATCTATGGTTGCCGTCTTCGACCCGCGGATGGGGCGCTACACGTCGCTTGCCGGTCTCCGCCGTGATGGCATGACCGACTGGTCACCGGTCGTCAAACTCGACAAGAAACTCGATCCGGCTCTGGTTACCACATCTGGCACGACCGAGGAACTTGCCAAGAAGAACATCGCCAAGAACTTCCTGGCGGCCATCACCAAGGACCCCGAATGGGTGGACGCTTTCACCGCCTGGCTCAAGGGTGGACAGAAGGTGGAGCGCGAAAGCGAGGCCGGTGCCCGTCCGAACTCGACCTCGGTCGACGTCTATCTCCCCCGCCAACGTGCTGTCGCCAAGGCCAAGCGCGACGCCGAGAAGAAGACCGAGAAGTGAAGGTCTCACGAGCGAGCCTCCTCCATCCTGACAGGGTGGGGGAGGTTTCTTTTATTGTGGCAACTAGCGACCAAGCCGAGGCCTTCTTGGCTCTTCGTGGTCCGCTTGGAGTGACCGTTCGCGAGTTATGTGATCACCTTGGGTGCACGTTCGGGTCGGCTTCTAGGGCATTGGCAAAAGCCCAGAATGCCCGTTTCTCATGGGAAAAACCATCTAAACGACCGGACGCGGCACATCTAGTGCAGGAAGGGCGCTACCATGCGACCTCTTAGTCTGCTCCTCCTGGCGTGCCTTGCATTCGCAGACGATGAACCAACCGATGGAAACTGGATCGTCGTCGAGATGACGGCCTACTGCCCTTGCAAGATCTGCACCGACGGTCTAGGCATCACCACCGACGGGACTAAGGTGCGCGAGTATCCCTACGGGCTGGCCGGCGACCGTCTCCACTTCAAGTTAGGCCAGCAGGTATGGATTCCTGGGGGACAGGGCGTGCTCGACCGTCTGTTCCCCGAGGACCGGATGTTCACGATAGAGGATCGTGGTCAAGCACTTGACCGCGAACGCCGAAGGAAAGGGATTCCCCGCATTGACCTTCGGGTAAAGGAACACTGGTGGGCGAAGCGATTCGGCCGCAAACTGATCGTGGTTGTGATAGGTCCGTCCTGGCGGTGAGAGCCAGCACGTCGGCCATCGTTCGCTTCTTGTCGGCGTAGTGGAAGTATCGCTTTCCGAAGTACTCCACCGCCTCGTAGTAGATTCGCGCGGCGTCGTGGAGCGACGCCCGCACGGCCCAGCGCCACAGCCAGAACTTGTCGTCGGCCGAGCGGTCGGCGTCCCGGATGAGGCGAGCGTAGAAGTCCAGGTTCGCAGCGTGCCTGTCGGCCTCAGTGCAGCCGATCCAGTAGTGGTAATCGTGCCGGTCACAGGATGCGTGGAACATGAACTGCGGGACTGGCACGGTGCCGCCCTTCCCTCCGCACCCATTGCAGAGGGTAGCCTTTTGATCTTCGGTCAACTGCTCAAACGGCGGGGCAGGAGTGTCGATCATGGCGCGGGAGCGACCGGGTTCTCAAGCTGAGCGCGAGCCACATCGGCGGACGCGGTTTTCACGTCAGTCCGCGATTGGACATACTTGTTCGCAGTCACCATATGAACCACGAGCCCGCTGATGGTGACGATAGCGGTGGCGGCGATGCCGACCGGAGATGCGGCAGCGGTCACCCCGATGGCGGCAAGAACCACCTGAGCGACAGTGCCAGCAAGACCAGCCCAGAAGCCAATCTGGCCGGTGAGGCCAGCGGACTTCGCCGTCTGATACTCGCTGGTCATATCGCCGGACTTGGCGATGGCCTCGATGATGGGAGTGGTGTTGATGTCCATGGTGAGTCTCCTACTTGGTTGAAATGTGAAGCCACGCGACGATGGCCACGACGACCACGCCGACGATGATAGGGTAGACGAGGTAGAGCAGACGATTGACCCTCGCAGCCTTGAGCTCGTCGATGTCTTTCTGCTGCGCCGTATCCTTGGCGACGAGCTGGGCAAACATCACGTTGCCGTCACCTAGGGTGCGGCGGATGTCGTCCACGCCAGTCTGGAGAGTCTTCAGTTGGTTTGCGACGTGGCCGCGCACGATGTCAGCGACGTTGAACATGTCGGACTCCAAGCGGGCAATCTTCTCGGCGTGTTTGCGGATCTCTTGGTCGGTGTCTGTCACGTCATCCTCCGAATAGATCGTAGAGTCTGATGAGCGGGGGGTAGCCCCCGTTCTGGGTCACCATGAGAAGGCGGAAGTAGCGGTAGGCGGCTTCGGCTGCAAGAGTGATCTCCTCCACGCCGCCAGTCGTCGCCCATGTCGCAGGACTGCGGCTCACTTGGTTGTCCAGTTCATTTTGGGCGATACCATTGGGGGAGCCATAGAGTTTCCAGGCGACCGGGCCATAGTTGTAGGCTCCACCACTGACCTTTGCCCCGATGCGATACTTCGTGATGGTGCGAGTGGCACCGAAATCTATTTCAAGGTAAGTTCCTTCGGCTCCAATCCAATAGTCGTATGGGCCACCGTATGAGCGGGACAGTCCGTCGATTCCCTTCACCGGGGGGTAGTCTCCGCTCGCGGCATAGTCAGCGTTCGCTAGGATCGACGGCGAGAATGGAGAACCCCCGAGAAGAAGTTCATCGCTCCAGCTCGCCACCGTGACAACCCAGCCATTCCACAGCAACATATCTCGTAGGAGCCACGCCGAGCGGGTGTAGGATTGTTCCCACGCCCCGGCCTTCCCGACGAAGGCGACATCGACAGTCTTCCATGCTCCACCGAGGCCGACCTGGATCTTGGCCGGTGCCTCGTACGCTCCTCCCAGACCTTTCCACAGTCCACTCATGGGACGTACTTCCACCACGTGTCACCGTCGGACGGAGTGCCGCTCGCGTCGTCGGTGCTGATGGTCACCTTGAGTCCGCCGTTGATGACGACCTTGCTGTAGGTCTTGGTCGTGTCCCCATAGACGATCTTGAGGTCGTACGTCCCGGGGAGAATGGTGAACGAGAACTCGCCTTCGCTGTCCGTCTTGACAGGATTTGTCTTGGACGTAACACTGTCGTCTTCGTAGAGGTCGGCAGGAGTCGTGGTCCCCGTGAGATACACCGTCACGGTCGCGCCGATCTTGATGGCCCCGTTCGTGTCCTGTACGACATCTTGATACTTGAACTTGAGGACGGTCGTGGTCATGGGTTATCTCCCCCAGAGCATCTGTTTGATCAGGCCAGCGGTCCATGCGGGAGTGGAAGCCCCTGATAGTTCTTCCGCCAGCCCTGCCCCGCTGATCCCGTAGGTGCTGGCTCCACCACTCATGTCGATGGTGCGAGATCCGTCGATGACAGGAGCAACGGCTGCGAAGTACCCCCCGCCTCCAGGGCCATCGCCAGGAGTCCCCGCCACGTCGCCGCCCTTCACGCTGAAAGAGGCCCCGGACAGATAGTGGATCGCGGTCGCTGAGATGAGAATGATGGACCCTCCCCCCGCGCTTGTCTGTCCTGCCGCGTTGATCGCCGCGCCGATGGATATAGCCCCGTCAGCAATGATGATCAGGCTTCCGCCTCCCCGACTGGCGTTGCAGTTCCCGCCGACAAGCGGACGCTTCCGGGCCCAGAAGCGATTGATGGTGAGCGGTGACTCCAGAAGACCGCTGCCAGGAGTGCCATCGGGAGAACCCCCTCCGGCTGAACCAAGTGCACCGTCCCCCAGGCTGGCTCCTCCCCCGTAGTAGGTGCTCCCAATGACACCATCCTTGCCGAGGATCGCTTCGAGGAGCTCCGCCCGCGAAGGAGTGATGACCCGAGGTGTGACGGTGATGGTCAGGCCAGTGTCCAGGGTGACCGCTCCCTGCGAGCGGATGATGGTCACGTCGGGGAGCGTCTTGCTACCTGAGGTCCAGTGCAGGCTCGAGAAGTCATAGTGTCCGGGCCTGAGCGCGCTGAGGGCGTCAAGGAAGGTCGCGGCGTCACCAGAGCCGTCGATACCGCTCCCGCCAACACTGAACAAGGACGCCGAGATGGACGGGGCAGACGGATCGCCCTCGGCGAACGCCTTCATGTTGTCGCGCAGGGCAAAGAACAACGAGGTCATCTCCGGCGAGTCGGGGTCGCACCAGGAGTTCGGAATGTCAACCCATACTTCACCGGCCATGGCAGCTCCTAGATGATCTTGTATCCACCGTCACCATTGGACATGGTTCCGGCGTTAGTTGTGATGAAGCCGTAGCGGATACGCTGGGCCTCGGTGGCGAGAATGTAGTCAGGGATGTCTTCGGCGGGCTTGGTTCTGCTTGCGGTGTATTGGTCTTGGAGCCAAGATGGCACGTCGTGTTCTACTCCCCAGTAGTCGTGATAGTGCTCATACGCTGCCAAGCTCACTGGCGCGATGAAGCCATATCGCCCTTGGAAGTAGCTGTCCTGAAGTTCGTAGTGGAATACAGCTCCTAGGGATGTCTCAGTGACGGACAGGACCTGCATCTGATAAGGGATGCTCACGCCAGCCGCGTCTTGGAGGCACCGACTGCTGATGGTGACATTGTCCCCCGTCCAAAGAGCGGAGTCCTTGGCGTCCAAGTCCAGTTGCATGAACCGAGGATTGTTCCGATACTTGTTGATCAGACGCGCCGTCAGCAAGTAGGCTTCTGGTAGATTGGCCTTGGCGAACCATCGGGAGAAGATCTCCTTGATGCGCTGCTCGCCATACTCGTCATCCCCTTCTGCGTCTGGGTCGATGCCCAGCTCTTGGCAGTCGTAGTTGTCTTTGCGATCGATGTCCAGTGTAGGATTGTGTTGTGCGAAGTAGACAAAGACTTCGCTGACACGCTGCGACGGATCGGTGGTAGTGCTGGGACTTCCAGCGAGGATGTTGTAATCTTCATTCAATGCCGTGATCTCGTTCCAAGCTGGAGGCTTGATGGCTCGAAATCGTATGGTGGCCAACCGTTCGTCCCACCAGATGCAACAGAGGCATTGCTCCATGAGCTCGTTGAGAAGTGTCTGTGCCCCCTCTGGCTTGAAGAGCACGGCCGAAAGGGTATAGCCAGGAATCCACGTTGCGAATTCCAAAGCCCAGGCAGATGTCGTACTGCCGTAGGTGTGATCCGGAATCAGGGCAGGATTGATGAAGGAATAGGTGACAAGAAGTTCGTATATGATGTCGATGACCGGGACGTCTTGCCATACCTTGCAGATCTGCACCGCGTCGCCCGCCGAGTGCGCGACAGACACCGTATTGAAAGACCCATGGCTATAGATGGTGAGGACATCGCCAGTCCTCCCACTGATTTTCATGATTTCATTTCCTATGGCGACCCATCCAGTCGTCGGGTAGGACTCCGAGTCCCCTATTCCCGCGGGGGACAAGGTCAGCGTAGAACCAAGGGCCGTAATGTCCGCCAGAAGAACCCCGGTGTTCGCAACCGGAACCTGAGTGCGCTGGTCATCTGCGAGCTTGAGCGGATCCTTGGCGGTGATGGTGACAACGCCAGCGTTGTCCGGGCCGTCGATCTTGTCGACGACATATGTGCGCTTGTCAAAGTTCGCCGGGATGGCGACACCATCAACGAGGTATCCGGTGTAGACGTCGATGGTCCGATTCTGATAATACGGGTTCCGCGCCAGCCACTTGCCCCAATAGGTCCCTTGAGACATCACGATGCTCTTGTACGAGCGCGCGTCCCAGTAAGGGTCAACGTCGCGGTCAGCCCAGGCATGGTCCTGAAAGCGAATGGTGCAAGTGGCTCGCACTCCCAGACTCTTTCCTGGATCGATCTTGCTCGGGGCAAGCGAAACCGAAAGGACAGACGGTATAGACGTCGGCCATGTCGCATCCACAGGAGGCGGAAAGGTCCGATTGCTGAAAATGTGGTGGATCACAGATGAAGCGAAATGGGCAGGGTCCTGACAGGTCTTTCGTGTGTTGTAGCACTTGTCCGCTCCCGTCGTGGGGACCGCTGCCGTGCAAGGGCTTGTCCCGTAGACACGAGTGCATCGTGGAACCTGGAGGTCCACCACGATGCACACATCGCGTCCTAAGGTCTTCTTAAGAACAGCGTAGGTCATTCGGTGTTGCCTACAAAGGGGAGCCCCGCCGACATGAATCCTGCTCCGGGGAGGGTATTCTGGCAAGCCGGGATAGCCCCATCAGACCAGCAGAAGGTGGTTTCGGCTGGCCATGCGTCATGATTCCATTGGAGGAAGAATGGCCCCGGAGTCTCAGCATGGAGGATGAACGGCAGCCACGAGTTGCGGACCCATGCCTGAGAGAGCATGTCCATCGAGATGTTGCTCTTGATGCCCTTGCGAATCATAGTCCGACCGAGGAAGACTCCGTTCTGGCTGACCGAATTGGTCACCACCGTATTCCTTGCCACAATGGGAGGGGCGAACCCGACGAAGAAGCCCCGTTCGAAGACGAGTGCCTTGCCAACAACCATCACGCCGATGAACGGCTTGGTTGAACTGTCCCCGGCTTCCACCAGGACTCGGAAATACCGCTTGATGACGGCAGTGAACCTGAAGAAGTAGGGGCGGGACGCCGAGAGCGTGAAGACTCCCAGGCTGGTCCAGGAAGAATTGTCCGGCGAGTGCTGGAGTTCGATGGTGCCGTTGTGTTTCCACAGGTCTTGCGCGTAGATGGCGAAGTAGTCGAACTCTACCGGATTGCCGAAGTCCGCCTTGAGCCATGCCCCAGTCGCGCTGGACGGCTCCCAGAACGTCGCAGGATTCCAATCATACGCATTCTCTTTCGGGTACAAGGCTTCGTCCCCCGACGACGTAATGGTGGCAGCCAGGAAGAGATTCTCATACCCGATTAGCGGTTTGAGCGGATCGCCAGGAGGAGATATGATCATGCGGTGGCCAACCTCGTTCCGTCTTGGAGCTGCTGATTGATGAGAGCCATGAGCTTTCGAACACCAGAGGAGTCCATGATAACATCGTTGGGGACAACGACGTTGATGGTGGGAGCCTGGGATGCCAGGGAGGATGATGTCTGCGGGTCAGTCGAGGGGAGCGCGGACATCCCTCCGCCCCCAGAGACAGAGCCTCCCCCGCCGAAGCTGGTTCCTGCGATGGTAGCGATCTGCACCGCTCCTGCGACTGCGACTGCCGCTGCCATGGCTGCCCCGACCCAAGGAGGGCCAGGGGTGTCCTTGTACGCTTTGACCACGGCGGCAGCGGTGTCGCAGATCGCCTGAGCCAGAGCGGCAGCCTTCCCAATCTCGAACATCTCACGGCTCTTCGTGTTCATTAGTGAAGCCATACTCCCCATCATAGACCCGAATAGCCCCGCCCGCTGGCTGAACGTCATCTTTTCCCACTCCAACTGCTTCTGGGCTTGAGTCTTTTCGATGTTCGCCAGCTTCACCTCGTGGTCTTGCTTCAACTGCTCCATGATGGCGTTCTGCTCTTCTTGTGCCGTCCGCTCCTTGGCGAACTTCTCCTTGAGGATGGCTTTGGACTTTTCGTACTTGGTATTCTCCGCATCAGTGAGGGCATTCAGGCTGCCCTTGTGGGCTTCCAACCAGACGTCCAAGTCGTTCTTGTCCTCCTGCGTGACTCCGAGTCGGATCTCTTCCAACTTGGCCGCGTGCTTGCGCGCAAAGTCTTCCTGGATGGCATTCTGGTCAGCTTGATTCTTGGCTTGAGCATCCAGGTATTCTGAGTCAGAGACGGTGCCTGCCTTGTGGGCAGCATCCAGGTCCATGGTGATCTTTTGGTAGTGCTTCTTCGTATCAGCTTCCATCAGAGCGTAGTGCTCGTTTTCCACAAGCACCCGCTGATCGAGCCGTGCCTTGTGCTGCACCGACCATGCCTTCTCGATCTCAGCCTCCACGTCTAGCTCACCGGAGCCTCCTGCTCCTGGCTTCCCTTTGTTGGCGTCATCCTCAGCCTTCTTTTTCCGCTTGTCCTCGAACGCCTTGATGCGAGCCTCGATGACCCCCATCTGGGCCACGAACTCGGAACTCCAGGTCGTGCTGGTGAGAGCCTTCTGGACCCCTTCAGCCTTCTCGCGCAAGGAGTCCATGGTGGCATTGAGCTTCTCATCGAGGGGGTCGCCCTTGCGAGCAGCGAGCGCCATCGCATTGACCGACTCCTTCACCAGGAGAAGAGCTTCCTTCTTGGCATCACGCTCGATTTTCGCAGAGTTGATGCGGGCTTGATCACCGCTTTGCACGGCGATGACGAGTTGACTTTCGGCATGGTTCAACTCAGCATCGGCAGCGATCAGCTCCTTCGAGTAAGAAATGACAGCCCCGACGATAGCAACCTTCTTCGACAGGATGCTGGCGACCTTCTCCGCCGCTGCCTCCAGCAATCCCAACTCCAGGGAGAGGATACGGACAACGATCACAATTCCTTGGAAGGCATTGAGAACCGCTTTGATCACCGGGATCAGCGCCTGAATGGCGGGGCCAGCGATGCTGGAGATGCCACCGGAGTCGACGATGAAGTCCCGCAGGCTCTCCGCCACGGCTGCCAAGGGGGTCGCCAACTCCACCGCGATGCGGTTCCCTAGTCCTTCCAGGATATGGTGCAGATCACGGAACGCTTCCACCGAGGTACGGACACGCTCCGCGTCCACCGCGTTCACCGTCAGCCCAAACTTCTTGGCCTCTTCCGTGGCAGCCCGGATCCCCTCGCTGCCCTTCTCGAACATCGGAGCCAGGGCCATGCCCCCACGCCCGAACAGCTCCATCGTGACCTTGGTCTTCTCTGACTGTGAGCCGAGGTGGCTGATAGCGTCAGCGATGCGCCCGAACGCTTCGTCCGGCTTCAGGTCGCGGAGATCACGCGCATTGAGGCCCAGCTTATAGAACGCCCCCTGAGCCTCGAAGATCTTCCCAGATGCATTCTCGATGGCACGCTCAAGACGCGTCACAGAGGAAACGATTGACTCCAGGCTGACTCCAACAGCTTCCCCCGCTTCGCGCAGACCATAGAGGCTCTCAGCGGAAACCCCCAGTCGTGTGGACATCCGGTCCATCTGCAGGATGGCTTCCATGCTGCCCTGCACGAAGTTCTTGAATGCTTCAATGCTGAGGGTCACGCCGAGTGCCGCTGCCAGTTCGAGGACCGCTGCCTTCGCGTTCCCAACGGATGCCTGCACCCCATTCAACGTGCTCTGGATGGCCGTGATGGACTGCTTCGTGTCAGCTTGGGCGGCATCCAGACTCGCCTTCAAGCCCGTGACGTCGGCGGTGAGCCTGAGGACTAGTTGTTCGAGATCAGAATCACCCACGGGCTTCCTTCCTTAGCTGTTCATCAAGCTGTTCCCTGAGAGTCCCCACATCCTCCTCGCCTAGACCACCTGATTTCATGCGCTCTTTACGCTTGCCATACTTCCATGACCAGAACTCCCACCACTCCAGAGGGGACAGAGCCCAGGCATCACCCGGGGGTATCCCCCACTCGCACACGGACATGGACACATACCCGAGCCAATCGGTCCGCGGCGGCAGACTCAGCCTGTCGCCGCTGCTCCGTTTGGGAGGTCTTCCTTGTCCCTCTCGCCGTTCCCGGCCCTGATGGAATCCGTGAGGAGGGTCACCAGAGCCGGGAGGGCAGCGAGATAACCATTCTCGAAGAGCAGCTTCCCTGCCTCATCGAGTGACAGGTTCTCCCCTGCCTCCGTGGCGAACGCGGACAGCATGAGAGCGACGTCTCGGATGCGGATGTCGGACTTCTTCACCCGCATGGCGATGAGAAGGACCGACGTCCCGAGGGCTTCCTCGACGGCACACAAGGAAGCGAAAGACGCCTTCAAGCGGATCTTTCGCCCCCCGATGAACGCCTCGGATTCCCCTCTGGCTTTGAGCGGTGTGCTCATGAGAAACTCCTAGGACGGGTGTGGATGGACGGAATCAGGTGTTCACGTAGGTGATGTCCCCGGCGCTGGACAGCTTGAAGGAGTAGGTGATCTCCTTCTGGTAATCGCCGGCCTTGTCGAAGGACGCGACCAAGAAAGCACCGGTCGCGGTGTTCCCCAGGCTGTCCGTTATCCGGAAGTTCTTGATGTTGCCGACCTGGGCATACCCCACCATCTGCTTGACGGTGGCGTCGTCCGTGAAGACACCGGCAGCGGTGACCTCCAGGGTGCGCTCGCCGCCTTCGATGAGCTTGCGGAAGGTGGTCCCGTCTTTGTTGGTCACATCGAGGGCTGCGGTCGCCCCTGCCTGTGACAACGTCCTGCACGCTGCGAGCGTGACGTAGGTGTTGGGCACCGTCGCACTCTCGATCTGCAGGAGGAAGGTTTTGCCGACTGGGAATGTCATGTCATGTCTCCATGGTTTGGATGTGGAACTTGAGAACACCATGAAGCGTCTGCCCGTCTGGGTCGCGCATCACGGTCTGGAAAGAAAGCCGACAGACGTAGCATACACCTGAAGGAAGCTTGAGTTGCTGGCCATGAATCATCGAGCAGACGGCTGCCTGGATTTTCATAACCTCTTCGTTGCTGCGCTGACGAGACCATGCGTGGATGGTGATTTCTCCGTCGTAGCCCTCTGCCGTCTTGCATCCGCCATCCCCCCAGGTGTGCTCGCCGATATGGACGAACGGGAACACGAGCGTGCCCAACTCTTGAGGCACGTAGTCGTAGACTCGCTTGTCGATCAGCGACGTGAGCACCGTGTCCTTCGTGAAGAGTCCGAAGAGCGCCTTCTGCACGTCTAGGGGGATGCGGCTGGCGGACATATGTCTAGTTCGGATTCGAGGTGAACTCGACCACCATGATGGTGATGTCCGTCTGGATGCTGGTCGTGAGATTGACCGCGCCGGACGCATCATTGTAGATGCTCGGAGGGAACGGCCCAATGAGCTTCTCGGCCCCACCGGCCACAGCGATGACCCGGTCCGTGACCGTGAGACCGTCCGGCGTGCTCGCGGTGCTGCCAGTGGGCAAGGCATCGATGGTGACGTTGAGGGAGGGCGAACCAGCATTCTTGACCAGGAGGAATTGCTTTCCGTTGTTCTGGAAGGTGTTCCCCGAAGCCGAAGGGAGCGTGCCTGCGACGAGCAGTCCCGTGTTGACGATGGGTGAGGGGGCGGGGAGTGCGACTGCGGTCATATGAGTCTCCTTCTGGGAGGGTTAGGATTCGTTCCAAGCGTGCTTGAGTTCTTCGAGCGCCGAGGGGAGATACTTGTGGTAAGCGGGACTGAGGAAGGGGCGAGCAGCCATATGAAGCGTGCCGAATTCCAGGGCGGGAGCGTAGTCAGCCTTCGCAATGACGCAGACTTCGCCTTTGCCCTTATCCATGGTGATTTGAATGTGGCTGGCGAGATATCCGGTGTCACTGGCGGGGGCCTCACCGGGGGCAGACGCCTGATGCTCCTTGTACTGAGTTTCCCCCCGACGATTCTTCATGACGGACCCGTCTTTGCGATGACGTGCGTTCTGGTACACGACCCCCGACTTAGGACCGTGGAGGATGGAAATCACGGCCTCGCGCTGGATGTTGATTGCCAGACGAGCCATGGCTGCGAAGACTGCCTTCTTGGCGCGGTCATTGAGGCGGTCGAATGCGCTCATGTCGCGACCCCCTCTTCGCAGGTGATCAGCATGTAAGCACCTCGCTCCTCGATATTGTGCATATCGCGAACATTGAAGATGTGTCCTTCTGGGGTGATGAGCCGATGCGCGGCATCCAATCGCTTGTCCCAGCGAGCGGTGATGTTGATGGTGCAATGGGATTGGACGCGTTGAGCATTGATCTGCTCCCCGCCCCCACCATACTTCACGTCCCCCCAGATCTTCCAAGCTTCATCGACCCAAGTGGGCACCTGCCCACCCGAGTCGTTTGACACCATCACGCATCGCTGCACCCTGAAGGGAGTGCGGAAACGCGAAGGGATGCATTTGGGGGAACGCGAAGCAACGGCCATCAATAGGTCCTCTCACGATCGTCGCGGATGGCGCGCGTCCCAGGGCGCATGACCATGAACTGCCGAAGGAAGGAGTAAGCACCGGATTCGTGGACTGCCACGTCGTCCGCCTCGCCCCGATTGGCATATAGATGGGCGATTAGCATCAGGATGGCCACCCGGATTTCTGCGGGGACTGCCCCGTTCTCGTATCCGGCTTTGAACAAGATTTCCACCGCATCCGCGCGCCGAAGGTTGACGGGCCAGATGGCCCCGATGTTCAGGCAAATTCGTCCAGGGATGTTAGGGTCGGCCTTCTCCAGGAAGTAGTTCGTTGACGCGAACACGAGCCGAGTGTTAGTTAGGTCGTACGAGGCCACCTCAGTGACCGAAATCGTAGGAGCCATGGCCAGATCGATCGCGCGCCTCTGGTAGCTGGCCAGAGCACCGTCCACTTCGCCGTCCCACCAGGGCATCCGCATCCCAGGGAACGCGTCCAGCGCGAGCACGACATCTTGCTTGGGGATGGCTCGCCGCGTCAGACGTTCGAAGAGGGAACGGGCAGCCGTGATGAGCGTGCCGATGTAGACATCGTCTTCCGCATGGGTGACGCGCAAGTGGCTCTTGACTTCGGCCAGGGTGACGGGTTCCAGGGAGCCAGCGACCAAGGCTGTCGTGATGCGTTCGATGGACATGGATTACTTCTTGATCTTGAGGGGCTTCGCGGGCTTGGAGGGGACGGCAGGGACCGGAGGCTGTTCGGCTTTGGTCTCGACCGCTGCGGGCTTGGTCACCTGGGCCTTGAGCTCGATGGCCGCATGCTCCTGGAGGAGCACTCGCGCCGCATCGGCATTGGTCTCGATGACTTCGTCCTTCTTCAGACAGGATTTGTGAATCCCATCAAGGTAGATTTCGTGGTCCCGAGTCATACGAAGTTGCACGGGGGACTCCTTGTGAAAGGGTGGAAGACCGCCCACCTTCGCCAAAGGGCCGACGAAGGTGGGGGTGAACTGCTTTGGTATGAGACCGGTGAGCACTAGACCACGGGGGCCAGATTCGGATGGCCCTGGATAGCGACCACCGCGACCTGCACCGAGGTGCCGGACACGTAGGTGATGGTCGCGCGGACCCATTTCTTGCTGCCCTTGTATCCGACGCGCTGGACCGTGTTGGTCAGCACCGGAGCTGCGGCGAGCGCGGTTGCGCCGCCCCAGTCCATGTCGGCAGCGGCGACATCGGTGTAGCTGCCATCGACGTCGGTGTCGCACTCTTCCAGCTTGAGGGTGACGAGACCGGCGGCCGAGATGGCGCCGACGAGGAAGAGCAGCACGAGGCTGTCGAAGCCTGCGGTGTCCACGCCGATGCTGTGCGTATGGGTCGCGCTGATGACCGTCGGGGTCAGGAGCAGCGTGTCCTTGATATTGGGTTTGAGGGAACGAGTGACAGCCATGATTGGCTCCTTGGTGATTGGTTGGATGATGAGAAAGAGCGCATGAAAAGCCAAGGGGCTGCCCGCCCGTCCGCCACCGATCCCCGTCCTAGGAATCCCAGTTGAAGCGGACAGCCCCTCAGCAAGAAACTAGGACGCCGTTCCCTTGAGGATCTTGATGGCCTCCTGGTTCCGCACCTGCCCGCCAGTCCGCTTCGTGGTGTAGAAGAGGACGTAGGGTTTCGAGGTGTAGGGGTCGCGGAGGACGCGGATGCCGATGCGGTCGACGATCTGGTAGGCTTCCTGCCAGTCAGCGAACGCCAGACAGAGGGCACCGCTGCCGATGTCCGGCATGTCGGCGAACTCTTCGTAGGGATAGCCCATGATGCGATCGGGCTGGCCGAGTTGCAGACTGGGCTCCCACAGATAGCGACCGTAGTTGTCCTTGAGAGTGCTGAGGTAGCCAACGGTCGCACGATTGCACACGAAGGTAGCCTTCATGCGGTACTGCTTCTTCAGCTTGGCCACGAGGCGCTTCATGCTGCCGAAGTCCATGTAGTACGTCGCGACCGCGCCGTCCACCTGTTCGACATAGCCTTGCTCGGTATTGATGGTCGCCGAGTGAGGATAGGTCAGGAATCCGCGGGGCTGATTGTTGCCGTCCCCACTGACGAAGGCGGTGTTCTCGATGCGCGCGAGCTTCTCGGCCACCTTCTTGGCCAGCCAAGCCTCCACGTCCACCGAGCTGTCGTCGAGCATCTTCTGCGAAGCTGCGGGCATCGCGTAGAGCTCGAACACCGGATTCCGGTATTTCCCCCACTTGGGATTGGCCGAACCGGAGCGAGCGCCGGTCTCACCGACCCAGCCGCCAGCCGCTTCATCCTGGTCGATCAGACCTTCCAGGGCGTCGGAGCTGATGGACTGGACTTCGCACAGAGGGCGCATGGGACTGGTCTCCCAGATGCGCTCGACCACGCGGCCGGACATGTCCGCGGTGACGGTGTATCCACCGTCGCTGTCGGAAACGACCGCCATGGACTTCTTCTCCCAGGAGAACTCCTGCTTGTTCCCCTGGCTGCCGTCGCCCTTGCGGAGGAACTTGTTATAGGCTGCCTTGACCTCGACTTCATCCTCGGGCGTGTCGCCCTTGGTTCCGCCGACGTTGCGGGCGAGCCGGTCGATGGCCGCGTTGAGGCGTTCCATCTCCTTCTTCTGGTCCTGGAGCTTGGTGATGTCGTCGAAGATCTTGGTCATCTTGGTCTGGATCTCGCCGACCCCGAGCCCCTTAACAGCCAGGGCGATCTTCTCGTCGGTGGCCTTGCGGTGCTCGTTGACCGTGCTGGCCAGCGTGTCGATGAGGGTTTTGACTTCCGTGAGTTCCATGATGTCATGCTCCTTTCAGGAGTGTGTTGGCGTTGATGAGAGCTTCGGAAAGCTCCTTGAGGTCCTTGGCAGCCTTCTCTTCAGCGTCCCGCTGAGTGAGAAGTCCGTCGCGTAGCTTGGCGATGAAGCCCTTCGCCTCGCTATCAGAAAAGCCCCCTGCATCCCGCAGGATCTCTTCCGCCTCGCGGATCGTGATGATTTCTTTGTCTTGAAGCGCAGACTTGACACTGAGAACCAATGCCTTCGCGTTCATCGGGTATGGCACGGGGCTGATTTCGCGCAGATCCACCGCCGTGAGCCGCCTCGCAGTCTTCTTGTCAGACTGTTCATACTTGTGCTCCTTGGTGACGAACCCGATGCTGAGCCCCTTCGGGCCATTGCCCTTGAGCATACGGTAGGTCTGTTCGGCCTTGGGAATACCCTGGTCCACCCAGATCTTTCCTGTGGCCCTGAGCCCTTTCTCGTCGGTAGTGACGTGCTCCCAATCCCCCACGGGCTCGTTGGGGTCATGGTTGAAGAACATGTGAGGCACCGTGCCCGCTTTCTTGTGCTCCTTGAGAGTTCCCTCGAAGCACTTCGGGTCCAGGATGTCCCCACCCTTGTCCAGATTGTCGAAAGCGCCTCCATAACCGACGACCGACCCCTTTGTCCCGTCGTCGAGCTTGAGCTCCAGCATTGGCACTATGATGCGCTTGAGTTCCATGTTCATTGCTCCTGTAGGGCGAAGAAGGAGGCGAAGTCCATGGCTAGGGTGCGTTCACTAGGGCTGCGGATTCCTCGTAGACGATCCTGACCCGCACCGTGCCAGCCGTGGCATCAGTATTGCCAAGGGCGGCCCCGGTCGTCTCGCAGATGCACACGTCCAGGGTCAGCGGAGCGGCCAGTGGCGTCACCGTCCCACCGAGGAAGCCGTTGGTGATCTTGCTGTTTTTCACCAAGTCAGCCGCGAGGCCGTAGCTTGATGGTGTCGAACCATTCAGCCCAAGGCCGACCTTGACCGACGTGCCGCCAGCCGTGATGGTGCTTTGGATGTTGACCGCCGACGAGAGGATGAGCGCACCTGCGGGAATGGTCTGCGTCAGTGTCTTGTATTTCGCGGCGGCAGCGAAACTCACCGTTTCCTCGATGACTTTTACCTGCAAGCCTTCGGTGAGAGCCACGCCGAAGGACATGGCGCTGGCGGCGGCGGCGGCACCGGCGGTGGGGTGGAAGGCGCCAGCGGTGCTAATCTCTGCTGAACCAATCAACGCCCCGTCAAAGTAACTCGGGCTCGTCGTCCTGATCCGCCCCGCCCCGATCCCGCCCGCGACATAGAGCTGCGCCGCCGTCGGGGTCGTCGCGTCGGTCGTGCCGGGGATGAAGACTTCGGTGACGGAGGAGTTGCCAAGGATAACTTGGTTGGACTTGGTAGCGGTTGCCCCTGCGCCAAGCGAAGTGGAGTTTGCGTACGCCCCTACTCTTGCTTGGTATCCCAAAGCAGTCGCCCCCGTCCCGCTAGCCCATGCTCCCGCACCAATCGAAGTGGAATGATTTTCATTGGCTCTGGCGTCATCGCCAACGGCAGTGCAGTCAGTACCACCCGCCAACGATACCGTTCCTAGCTGCACACACCTGTCGCCGAGATTTCCGCCACCACCTTCTCCACGCCAGAGTTTTATCGTATTTACCAACAATGAAGTTCCATCGGTCGTGAGCGTGCTGTAGTCCGTCAGCGTCGAAGCGCCCGACGCGACAGGGATTCTGGTCGCGGTGAGAGCGCCGGTGATGCCGCCGGAAGGGGTGGCCCACGACAGGATGCCGTTTCCGGCCACGTCCGTCAGGGCTGTGCCCGCACCACCGACTGCAAGCGGAAGGGTGTAGGTGACGGATGCGCTCTGCGTGCCCGCCTGGAAGATGGTGTAGAAGGCGTTGTTCCCGCCGCTCCACCACTTGACGAGGCCCGCCGTGTTCGCCGTCCCGGCAGGATTGTCGCGGCCGACGGCCACGCCTCCTGGCATGGATGTCGGCTGCTCCGCCGCGAAGGCCGTAGCAAGGAGCGCGAGGAGAAGGATGAGGATGCGGTGCATGGTGTTTCCTTTACGGGGTCTGGCTGATGCGCTGACCGGAAGCCGTCCAGCCGGTGGTGGCGGGGGTCGCGACGAGCTGAAGATGGGTGCCGTCGTTGACGCAGGTGATGGTCACGTCCACGTCGCCGTAGGTGACCTCACCGAAGACGGACCAATCGACCTCGGTCGCGCCGCCGTCGGTGAAGCCGATGACGAGCATGGTCCGCGTGTTCGTGCCCTTCTTGAGCGTGAGCTTCCACAGGGCGGAGCGTATCGCGCTGGTGAGCACGCTGTCGAGCACGTTCGCGGAGACGGCTAGGACGGTCGGCGCGATCATGATGCTTGGGTTCTGTGCGGGGGTGAGCTTGCTGTCCGCGCCAAGAGTGGCGACGCCGGAGGCGGCACCCTTTTGAGCGAGCGGGATGCTCGGGCTGTCCAGCCCTGCGCTCGCCAGCGCGCCAATGTCCTCCTTCGTGTCGTAGAAGAGAAGACGCGTGCGGAGGTTCAGGGCTTCGATGTAGACGTCGGATGAGCGGGGCATTAGGGCATCTCCTCTAGGGATGGGATAGAAGCAGACGCGTCATTGAACACCACGACGCATCGGCAGTTGATGGTTTCTTCGGGAGGGCCGTCAGGGTCCCCAGGATACTGGAGTTCCGCGCTCCCTACTGTAAAGGGTTCATCCATGGGCTGCTCTTGCAGGTCAGCGTCCGCATGATCGTCCCGTGTGCGTTGGTCGCCAGTCGCGATCCATTGCTTGGTCAGCGGAATGCCCAACTCCTTGGCCGTCTCGATGGACGCGTGCTGACTGGCGGTATGGGTTTCCGTGCGCGCGATCACCTGAGCCCTCGTAGGACCGATTTCATTGCAGTCATTCTCGATCTCGTCGGCCGTCTCGTCCACAGACCAGCCTTCCTTTTCGCCATCTGCAATGATGTCCTTGATGCGCCCCTTGGTCGTGTCTCCCACTTGATCGACCTTTTCGGCCGACCACTTGTCCACGAACGCTTGCATCCGGGCGTCAAACGCTGCCTGACCAGCGGGCTGTCTGGCCTTCGCCTTGATCTCCAGCTTGGCGGTCGCGGACTTCTGCCCGAAGAGCTTCTTGGCACGGTCACCGAACTCCTGGAGAACGCTGGCGTAGTGCGCGCGGAAGATGCCGACCATGCGTTGCTTGTGATCATAGATCAGACCAGGCAGCCCGTAGCCATCAGCTCTCCTGGCCTTCGCCTCTTGCCCCACACGCTGGAACTCAGTGGTCATCTTCACCCGAAGCGCTCGCTCCGCTGCCTTCCGCATACGGTCCTGGACCGCATGCTCGCGACGCTTGGCTTTCGTGGTGGGGAGGCGGAGCATGTCAGTTGCCATACGTCTTGGAAAAGTGTAAGCTGGCCATCTCGTGGTGTTTGCCAGCTTCATTATGCAGTTCGATTAATGGGCCATGTGCAGCGTTGTTGGGATCAAGGGCATTAACAGCACGAAAATGAGCTTGAGCTGCGTCCCCATGCGCCTGGGCTAAGCCATGCAAGTATTGAAAAGTGTGTGGGATATTTTGAGCTCGCTTCGATGCACTGACCGCAGCAGCTGAGACTCGGCTCAAATGCTTACCATTGAACTTCTCGGTCACCTCATGCGACAACCTGGAGTACTGTGTGCCCGCCTCTATTGTATTCGGCTTGGCACTGCCACCTTCTCCTGATGCGAACCGCCCACGTTCGTCGTGGTTCGGGTTGAACTTCTTCTCCAGAGCCTCCACCTTCTCCACGCACGACTTCAGCTCCGAAACGGCACCATCGGCCTTCTTGGCAGATTTTGCCGCGACCTCGTGAGCAAAAGCCGCTGCTCGATGAGCGCCTGCCGCATCAAGATGCAACGATGCGGCTTCCTTGGAAGGAGCAAAAGCGGTTGACTTTTCTCCGTTTGATTCGGCGGCTCCAAGATGCTCTTTGGCCGCTTCCTCGTGAGCTTTGGCTGCGTCGGTGTGCGCGGACGCGGTATCCCACTCGTCCGCATTATGAGTCGCGAGATTTGCCACTCGGCTTTTCTCGTCCGCTTTGTTGGAGTGATCCTGAGCTCCGGTGGGGTTTTGCACCGTCCAGGCATCTGCGCGCTCTCCGAGGGTGTTCCAAGAGGCTTTCTTGGCACTCTTGCTGATCTCCCTGGCGTTGGAACTCTGGCTATGGGCAAAGCGTCCGTGATCATCGTGGTTGTCGTTGCTCATGGCATGTTCCTTAGTAGAGGGCCTTGATGCCCGTGGCGATCTTGCTCATGGGTTATCCTTTGCCGTACCTGCGCGTGCATCATGGTAGGCAGCTTTAGAATCATGGTTCATAGCCGCAAACTCGTGACTTTGAGCCTGTGCGAGTTTCGTTGCACTAGGGTTTATGGTGTATTCCTTTGTGAGTCGCGAAGATGCGGTACGATGTGCTTGAGCAGCAATCCGTTGTAATATAGCTGCCTTTTCATTCTCTCCGCGTGTGCCAATAATAATCGCTTTGTCGCGCGCCATATCTGCCTTGGACGAAGCCATATAAGCGGCCGAACTAGCTTCTCCACCGGACGCGAAGCGACCGTTCTCGTCGTGGTTCTCGTTCATCTTGAGCTCCAGCTTCTCCAGCTTGTCCGCAGCTGCTTTGATGCCGTTGTCCATGGTATGTCCCTTAGTAGAGGGCCTTGATGCCCGTGGCGGTCGTGTTGGTGGACATGACCTTGCGGACGCGCCAGCGGTGCTCGCCGACGCTGATGGGCAGAACGGCAGGGGCGGAGTCGTCCACGAGCTGGACGTTGATGTTCCCCGCGACGGTGACGTCGATGGCGTTGGTCACCTCCGCCAGCTCATCGGTGTCCGAAGGCACGATGGCAGTGGCACGACGATACGGGCCGGAAGGGGCGACACCATAGGTGCCGAACTTGTCGACTGCGACGATGGGGGCAGCGGGCATAGGCTATCCTTTTCCGTAAGTGAGGTTGTGAAGGGCTTTCTTGACTTCCACAGCGAGTGCGATCTCTGACTTGGTAGGCGGAGCTTCGTCTTTGCCAGGGGGTTTCTCCTGACCAGGAGGGACGGGCTTCGCTGGCGGATTCTGCGCCACGTCCAGCGCGACTTGCTGTTTCTCGACCGACATGCTCAGAGGTACGAGCGTGGACGGGATCCATACTTCGTCTGCGGCCGGGTCGTCGAGCGGCTCCATGTCCAGGGCCGTCCGCTTCTCATTGATCGTCATGTGCTGGGCACCGGCAATCTGCGTCCACTTCTCCGTACGACGTGGGGCCAGGGCTGCGATGCGATCCATATCGGGCACAAGACGCAACTCGGGGTCGAAAGCGGGCACAAGCCACTCGTTGAGGTTGTCCAGCAGCCTGTCCAGCAGCGGGAGCACCGTGTCTTCATACAAAGCGAGGCGAGCTTGTTCGTAGTTCGCATAAGTGTTGTCGCCAGGGATGCCGAGGAGCTGGCTTGGGACACCGTATGCCAGGGCGATGATGCGAGCAGCGTCGCGCTGGCCTTCCAACCAGTCCAGGTCCACGGCGCTCATTGACATGTCGTTCCACTTGAGCCCACCGTCCAGGATGAACGGTCGGCGCGCGTTCTTCGGGCCAGTCATGCGCTCGTCGATGTCGCGCTCAAGCTGCTCGCGCTGCTCGCGCGTGAGGATCGCCCCTACATTGCCAGCGGGCTCGTAGGTGAATCCCCCTGGCGGACGACCGCTGTTCTGCAAGACCGACATATTCCACTCGGCCGCGCTATTATGCTGGTCCACCTGCATCGCGGCTGCCCGCATGATGGGCATTCCGTAGAGGTTGTTCAAGGGATTGAACGTGCGGAAGTGCAGCACTGAGCTGCGTCCGTCCACGAAGTTGACCTTGAAGTCCACTTGCCTACCGTCGCGCTTGAAACGATACGTCGCTGGCGTGCCGTCTGGCGCGGGAATGATTTCAATGCAGTTCGGCGGCATCTGCCAGAGTTCCACTGGCGGGCGACCAGTATTCTTTTCCCCGCTGTCCCCGATCAGGTAAGCATTACCCCAGAGGCAATACCATGAGATGTACGCCTCCCAGAAGTCGAATCCGTTGGTGACAGGATTGGGCTTGTGCATGATCTGCTTGAGCGGATGATGCCTGTCGACCACCTCTTCGTCGAAGCCATCCCCGTCGCTGTCCAGATGCATGATCTTCAACGGAACATGCGCCACCGCTTTCGCCACCTTCTCGATCGCTGCCTTGACGATGGCGCACTTGGCGAAGCCCTCCTCGGAGTACGACTTGAAGTCGTCCGGCATACGCTGAGGCTTGCCGACCTTCCAACCGACGTCGATGGCGCCGACCGGATTGGACTTGAACTCCCGATTGGGGAAGAAGCGGTCGATGAGGGAGCGGAGGGACATAGGTCAATGTCCGCTTGCAAGCTGGAAGTGTTCTACAGCTTTTCCACGATGATAGAATGCTGCATCTGAGTTTCCCATCTTGGCATGAGCTTTTGCTGCTGCTCTATGGGCCCATGAGGCTGCGGCATGGTCAGTTCGTTTGTTTGTTTTACTAGCCTGTTCTGAAAGTTTTTCTGCTTTAGCTGATAAACTTGATCCTCCTGCGCTAAACCGACCTCTCTCGTCGTGGTTCTCGTTCATCTTGAGCTCCAGCGCCTCCAGCTTGTCTATGGCCGACTTGAGTTCATCGCTCATGTGATCCTCGGGGTTGCAGTTTGGAGGAGGACACCCGCAGCACCATCGGCCGCGTCGATCTGGTCGTCGTGGTAGCCGGTCGGGGTGTCAACCTGGTCCTCATCGACGAACGCTTCGGCCTCATCCAGGAAGGCCTCATTCCACGCGCCGCGCACAAGCTTGACGTTCCCGACCTCGGCTGCGGCAGAGAGCGGACCGGAGCGTGTCCACTTGCTGCCGGTCGGCTTGACCCAATGCGGAGCATACTCGGCAAGGGCTGTGCTCAGGTGCTGCTTTTCCACTTGGCCTGCTTGCGCGGGGTCTTCCTCGAGCCAGAGCTCGGTCGTATCCCCATCCTGGGAAGCGGTGTTCTGTAACATCGCTTGCACACCGAGCGGACGCATGCGATCGCGGCGCATGTCCACGATGTAGAGCAGCCCTGTTCTTGAGCGGTAGACCCGAGCACCGGCGGTATGATCCGGATCGGGGTTCGCGTCCGAGGGAATAGTCGAGGCACGATCCCAATAGCGTACCATCCGACCACCGTCGCGCGGGTAATCGGCAACGATCTCGAACCACAAACGTTTGAAGCGCATGCCACCCTCTGGTCGCACGCGCCAGTTGCCACCCAGCAGAATCTCGCGCTCGTAGAGCGGGAGCGCCATGAGATTTGCGCGATATGCTGGGTCACCAATGTTCAATGCAGGATTGTCTTCAAGCTTGGCAGAAATAAATGTGAACGAGCGCGGCATGTTTGGTTGCCCGGTCTCATCCTTCTGCGGAAGTTCTTCTTTGGAATCAGCCCAAAGAATCTTATTTCCTTGCCGTACAAACCATCTAACGGCACCAGACCGTTCCTTGATCGGGTAACCATCAGCACCTATCCACCACTCGATCAACTTTTCTACCCATGAACCGGGTTCTGGGTTACATGTGGCACGAACATATGGGCGCACGCCACAAAGTGACCTATTGCGTGATAAAAGATACCAGAATTGAGACTCAGAGAAATGTGTAAGTTCATCCCAAAGGATAAGCGGCAATGCACTGCCTTGCCATGAGAACTTGTCAGCTTCATATTGCAAGTGGCTAAAGCGTACGCGTGCTCCTGAGGGGAACTCAAACGAGAGCCCAGTCTCATTTACTTTTGCACCAAGCGGTCGATATAACTCATTAGCCACATCGAACAAACCACCAAGTTGCTTGATCTGAGGGTATGTCCGCCGAAAGACAATAGCTGAGAAATTAGGAATGTCTACATAGTGCAATGGTTCAAGCAAAAGTGCAAAGCTCTTTCCGCCTCCGGCCGAACCTCCATAAACTGCAATATCACAGTCACAAGCTGCAAACTGTGCTTGTGGCCCCTTCTGTGGGGCAATCTGCTCTAACGTTGCGGAAGGGCTCACTTAGAACCCACCTTTTTGGCAAGGCGTCCATTGGCAGGTAGCACAATCACTCGTCCAGCTAAACTTTCTCCCTCGGTATCGGTTAGCTCTAGTGTTTGTATACGTGGATACGTGTATGGAAGAATTGACTCGGTGGACTTCTGTCTGAGGCTCGGTGGAATAAGCTGAAGAGCTATATCGTGCCCCGAGGGAAGCTCTACTCGGGCACCTCCGATGTCCACTATTCTTTTCGGAGCGTCGTATTCCTCTTGAGTCATGAACCCCAGAGCCACGGCATCCCCACGTGCGAAGCGGGTCAGAGTCTCTACTGGATCGAACTTCAACTTCTGCAGTAGCTCGAAGACATGCCGAACCCGTGCTCGGTTCCCTCCGCATGTGCCGCGATCCTTGGGTGGTTGACAGTCCTGGAAAACAGGAGCTCTTGAGAGCGCTCTGATTTCCTGACCTCCGTTCGCCGTTGAGAAGCCTACTATTTTGGCCACAGTCCTTGCTGGGTCCGCACTGCCACCGCTTTTTTTTGGGTGCAGGGACGATAACTTTTGGGACTGAGACTTCCGAGATATTCTCACGAGCGCTAGTATGACATGTCTTTTCCCAATGTCAACTAAAACTTCGCCATAGGATACGGTTGAGGTATACACACCCTTTTAGCTACTGCCTCCCATAATCATTACCAAAGGGGATAGCCATGGATTTCGATGAAGAAGAATATGCAACTCTGCTGGCAATGAAAGAGCATGGAGAACTGATAAACCGCGAAGACCTCTTCCGATTTCACTTATTGCAAAAACTAAAATCAAAGATGCCTAGAACCCAATCTATTCCAGGAGAAGCAAAACGTCGTGCCGCAAAAAGGTGGAGGCAAAAATATCCGGACAAAGTTCGAGCCAATGCAGCGCGCCACTATGCCGCGCATCCGGAGCTGCAAAAAGCTGCCAATGCAAGATGGCGCACTAAAAAGAAGAATCGCAAAGTTCGATTCGTCTTTCATAAATAGTTATAAGGGGTTCCATTCATAAAGCTACCCCATATACCTATACTATATCTTATCTTTTTTTCACGTTTTACCTTATTAATGCAGAACCTAAAACACCCTCTATAGGTATATAGGGCACGCTTACGAATGAAACCCCCTATAATCGGTTCCCACCACGCCTACCCCCTACGGAATACCAATCTTGGTAACCGTCGGAACGATACCCCGCGACACCCATCACGTCTTACAGCTCCAGAGCAAGATGGTCGCGCGTGGGTCTCGCGCGTGCACGAGTCGAACTCTCCAGAAGCAAAGCAACACGCACGACATCCCCAAGGCGGTACAACTTGGACCGCGTAGCATCCTGGTGGGGCTTCTCTCCAATTCAATACGGAATTAGAATGGCGGTTCATCGCTAAGCTCAAGACCTTGCGGCTCATGCTTCAAGATTGCCCATTGGATCAATTTGTCGACATTACGCTCAAGCCTGGCTATTTGCGAGTCATGCTCCATTATTGCATCTGCCGCTCTCAAGACTAGATCTTCTGCCTCCTCCTTTCGCTTTGCCATACGCTCGGCAATTCGGTTCATGGCCACGCCAGGATTTCCGGTCCGTTTGATCTTCATACTCCGCTCCTGGCATGATACACCGCCACGCGTCGCTTCCGACCATCCGCACTTACGCGTCGTTCGTACCGTACTTCCACCAATTCAGGATGGAAATGGGCGAACTTCGCCGCACCTGCCTTGCTATACCGAACCGCCGCTCGGATCTCGCTGGCAGTCGCACCATCAGGCCTTGACCTCAAGAATGCCAGTATAGGGTGCGAAATAGGTTCCCCTCTATACTTGGAAAAGCATCCTTTTACCGTCATTTTCGCCTTTACCGG